TTCGAGGTGTTCGCGTAACCGCCTGTATTTTTCTTTAACCTCTAAAAGCCTCTTCGGCTGACGCGTCATCACAAAGAGAATGAAGTTAACAATGATGAGTAAAAGCCACGCTATCATTTCTTATATACAAAGATAAATTTACTATAGAGTTCGGAAATTCGATTTCCACGAAGACCCTCCCACGTTTCTAACGTGAAACCCATGTCTTCCAAATGTGTAATCAAGAGGTCTTTGAACGCCACTGGCTCTGATCGCGGACCTTCTGCATAAAATGGCGTGTCTACGAGATGTACGAATAATTTTTCACCGAATCCACCGTTAGGTGGGTGTCTCATTTTAAAGAAGTTTCCAATGTCATCGGTAAAAGGTGTGTTGAATATGATTTTCTCTGAATCTGGAATGATACCCACGAGTCGCCCACCGGGTTTCATGCGCCGTTTTATTTCCCTCAATGAATCGAAGAATAAATCGCGCGTCTGAAATATATAATGTAAAGAAAAATTATAACATATGAGATCGAAACACCGTCGTGGACAGTCTGCGATATCACCGTTATAAAAATTAACACGCATCTTCATATTCTTTGCGCGTGTCTTTGCCTCTTCGAGTGCTGATGGTTCTGGATCGCACATATTTATGTTTGCACCACACGCTCTCCATTTCTGAAGATCACCACCAAAACCACACCCAACGTCGAGGATTTGATATCCTTCTTTAGTGACCGACTGAATTAAATCACGCTTCGCATCATTGTGCGTCCGTCGAAGGTCTTCCATTTATCTATAATGTTTTCAGTCTTTTAAACGACTTAGTTACTCAAAAGGCTTAAAGTTTATTACCGTATCAAGACTATAATGGCTTCTCTTGAACAAGATTACACGACGGTTCCCGGACAGCTCTATGCGTGCCTGTCCGTTGTTGGTCCGGAATGTCCGCAAAAAAATGATAAATTCGGCATTAAAATCCGCGGTGCATTCTCGACCCGTGATGAGGCGTCTAACCATGCAAAGCGCTTGCAAAAGGAAGACCCGACGTTTGATATTTACGTTGTTGACATGTACAAGTGGTTGCTCATCCCCCCGGACAGAGAAGCGATCGACGACGTGCATTACCAAAACGAAAAGCTCGAAGAGATCATGCAAGGATATAAGGAAAACCAAATCCAGGCAGCGAGACTATTCGAAGAGCGTAAGAAGGATATGATGGAAGTGAGATCGGACGGGGTGTACATCAAGCCTGGTGATGAAAACTCGAAATTCTACACGAAACCCGATGAGGCGCCGGTCAGTCACCCGGCCGAAGTGTTGGAACGACTTCAAAAGGAAAAGCCGGACGCTCCGATCGAGGAATTGGTCAAGGAGGCGGATGCGATCGTCGCGGCTGAAATTGAAGAACGAAGAAAGCGTGCCGAGGCTGAGGCCGACGCCCAGTCATCGACGGATGCGGTCATCGAAGAAAAGGCGGAAGAATCTGGGGAAGAAGTGACGTCTGCGTAAAAAAAAGTATGAGCTTATGGTAATATGCTCAGCGTCATTCTTAATATTATTACATTGACGATCGTCGCGGTGCTATTTATTTTGTTTTTTTCCTTATACAAGAAGAGAAAAAACAAAAGTGATACTGCCTATGAATTAGGCTTAGAATTACTTAAGGATCCACTCGTCGTGAGCCGTGCATATTTCACGGAGCCGGCGACTGGGGATATCGGTGAATTTGAACCCTTTCCAACCTCAGGATGGTCTCAGGATGACTGGTTGCATGGTTTTACCCATAAAAAAGCCTAAAATGAAGGCTACAAATATAATAATATAGGCCGTCTTATCGATGGATGAAAACAAATCAGGCTTGTTTGCATCGATCGGTTGCCAATGTTGATGCGTGCCCGGAAACATTGGTGGGGGTGGAGGAGGTGTGTACGATTGTTGCTGCTGTTGCTGTTCATAGAAATCGTCCCTATCATCGTAGTCTTTATTTAACGATTCAATTTCAGACTTGTAATCAATGGGATTTCCTATATCCGTCTCCATTTGTTATACAAAACATCTTTTTTTTAAGCTAAATTTCCTCATCTGATTCAGATTCGTCGACGACGAAATCCTTCAAGTTGCCATTCTCGTCCATCTCCTCATCATCATCGTCAAAATCAGATTCATCATCAGATGTGTATTCCTCCTCGGTGTCTATATCGCTATCGAAATCGGAATCGTGTTCATCTTCTTTATAGTCATCAACGACGACTTCTTCGGTCGGTTTGAACAATTCCGGCTTCTTCACACGACGTCCTGAACGAGTAGTAGTGGGCATTTATGTTCTAATTGATCCTATTGTTTAAGTATTTTGGATAAAGAACAACACCCTTATTGATTGCAATATTCATGAGTCGGTTTTCGAATGTATATCCAATTTTCTTTGAAAGTTCGTGAATTGGCTCCTGTATATCGTAATCTCCCGATTCGGCGTATAGAGCCACGTCTTCGAGACGATCGAGTGATTCGAGCATGTATTTTTGTGCTGCGTGCACGTCGACATACATATATCTCTGCGCCAAGTTGAATTTGGATATAAATTCCATGAAAACACGTGGATTCACACCCGAATACGCGTGGGCTTCGCGTTTGAGATCCATGAAAGGATCTTCTTCTGGCTCTTCTTTAAAAGCGAGCTTAGATGCGAGGACTATACCAACACCGAGCAGTATGAATGCCATATCTGTAATTACAATCTATTTTTATTCGGGTATAATACATTCGAAGATTTAGTGTTTAGAGCGTACACACGTCCTTTTTTTCGACACACTTGACAATCCTGAAATATTTTACCCTTTTCGATTCTAAATGATGTATATTTTTCATGGTCGACTTTTGCAATTTCACAATAGTTTGACGTCGTCGATACTATGTACTTTTGACCCTCCTTGGAAATCTTGATCACTGTGATATCTTGTCGTTTCGGTATACATCCCTGAATATACTTTTCCACGTGTTCACGAGCATCTTTGTAGTTTATATCGGACTTTTCCTTCTTACCGTCTACTTTTATGGTCGGACACTGTTTCAACGTTTCCTTTTCTGGATACAATCGTTCAATAATCTGGGGTGTGAGTGTATGTCTACGACCACAAAAATCTTTACAAAATCCATCACGCCTGTCTCTGATCGTCTCACATCTACAAAAACACTTTTGTGTGATCTTGTCACCGCTTATGTAAAACCACACGTGATTAGAGCCATGTGGTCTTTTTAAGTTTTCACAATACTTTGATGTCGTGGATGCGAGATATTGGTTTTTAAATTTGAAGAGTTTCGTGATTCGTGCATCCCCTTGTCCTTCGAGATGCGTTCGTATAAAATCTTCGACGAATGTTCGTACCTCTTCATCGTGAAGTTCGTCTTTGGTCTGTATATCGGTGAACGCACCCTCCTTGACGGAACGCGACGGACTCTCGACGTGTACGAAATCTTGATTTTCTGTTCGAACAGCCGCCATGGCTAATATATCTTTGTCCGGCGCCTGATCTATTCTCAAAAGTGTACTCAGTGGCCCGGTTTTGTATACGAATACGGGTAGGTACGCAACTTGAGTGACTTTTCCACTGTTATGACATCCGTCGCATCCCTTTCCACCACACGCGTCATGTTTTCCTTTCTTATGCGACCACGGCATCCTAAAACCACTACCCTTCGATCGGCGCTGTATATCACCGTAGACGGACGAATCTATGATTTCATTCCAATCTATAGACTTCTTCGCGGCATACAAAGCGACGAGAATGTGTTCTCGCAGTGCCACGGCGGAATCTTGATTTACCACAAACCCCGGCCAATTTAGATGAACACCCGTTTTCGTGAGACTCCCCGCCTTCTTTGGTGGGGATACCGAAATGAGACACTCTTTCCCACCGTGACGCTTCACCTTGTCACATATGACTTTACAGATATCTTGAATTTCTTCGAGACTGAGTGCCTCGGTATTTTTGTAATCTATATCCACGAAAAAATTGTACGTGGGTGTTTTTTGTTCGACGACAAAGACGTGTTCACCTTGTCTAACACTCTCTATATATTTCGTGTAAAACTCATCCAATTTATCAAATGGCACCGAGAGGACCCCACCGTCCATGAGCACATGTGATAACTTGTTTCCGTGAGCGAAACCCTGTTGGGAACACCATCGTTTAAACATACTTACATTGCATACGCGTTTATTTTTTAATACCTACTCACAGATGTCATGAATGACAGGTCTGGTAATTCAACACTCGATGCGAGTTCTTGTTTTAGGACCAAGAGCTCGTATACCTTGAGATCCTTGATTTCTTCAATCTTTTCATCCGCTTGTTCGATCGTGAGGGCTCTGTTATCGATGAACAGGTCTTTAATTTGCCTGAGAATGTACGCTTTCGACTTCATCACTACTTAATAGAGAATGTTTTTCTATTCAATCCTGACACGCATGCGTAAAACTCTGGATTTTTTATGACGTTGTCTATAATTCTATTCCAACGTTTACGATTGTTAAATTCTTCGAGTGTATCGAAACTCATGTAGTCATTTTCGTCGTACGTCTTCTTTATGGGTTGTTTATTTTGCTTTTTTAACTGTGTCTTCATCTTTTCTTCGTAAAATCTCTTTACGAGCGAATGCTGTTCGTTTCTTTTATAGTCGACAAAGAATACATATACGTTATATATGAGGTCGATCGTCGGACTTTCTTTAACTGTAAATTTAAATTCGGTATATTCACCCTTTTTGAGTGATACTATACCCCTCGTCTCTTCTTCAAGTTCGCGAAGAGCACAACGTAATGGATTAAATATTTCTCGTCGTCTACACCCGCCTGTGACAAATATCCACTCCTTAAATCGACGATCTCTCACCGTCAAAAACCT